CGCCTCCGCCAGCAGACGCAGCAGGAGTTGGTGAACCATTCGAATTATCACCACCCGCAGCAGGAGCTGCAGGAGCAGCAGGGGCGGTTGAACCACTAGGAGCACCAGTAGGAGCACCACCAGGAGGAGGACTCGCTCCCGTATCTCCGCCACCACCGCCAGCAGCGCCTGCGCCAGCAGCGGCGGGTGGTGATTTGCCTTCATCATCTCCGCCTGGTTTAGGCTGTTCTTTTTCGCCTGATGCATTTTCTCCGACAGGAGGTGGAGGAGGAGCCGCATTTGATTGAGCTTGTTTCATTGCTTCTGGGTCGCCAGTCATCATCTTACCCATTTGAATAGCAGCGTCCACTGTTGCTGCTTGTTCTTTGGTGTATAGCTCGCGGGGAACAGGCTGTCCATTAATCTTTGTTGGTATCCCTCCACGCAATTCAGCTTTATAGTCAGTCATAGGATCTAGACCCATACGTCCCGCGAATGAACGAACGAGTTCATCAGACTTAACCATACCGGACATATCGACGATACCGGCTCGTTTTTTCATAGCCTCTTTTACTTTACTACTAAAATCAGATTGTTCTCTTGGAGCTTTCTCTGGAGTACCTGGTCCATCTGGATAATTTAGAACCTGAACTTTGTTATCAAACCAGCGCCCATCTTTAAGAGTAATGATATCGCCTTTGATACTCGCGATAACATTCTTAGCTTCGGACGGCATTTTAATAATGCCTTCACGCATGAGGAAATCTGGTGGAGACAATTTCTTACGACTAATGTCAGCATTTGGATTAGGAGCATTCTTATCTGCTTCTGGTCCTTGAATAATCTCTGCACGTTTAGCTCCGGAAGCAGTTGCTCTATCGAAATTCTCAGCGCCTAAAGGATCAGCTTCTTGTGCTGCTGCGCGATGAGCAGCTAATCCTATTAGACCTGCGGCAACAGCTGCAGGTAATAGCAAAGTACCAGCAGCTCCAGTGGCCACTGAACGAGCCATAAAACGTCCGCCTTTTTTAGCTAAATCCCACGCAGTTTTTGCTGCGTCTGCTACCTCAACAAAGTCGAGAGCAGTATCTAACCAAGATTTTTCTTTGTCTTCGTTTTTTTGTTCTTGTTTTTTGGGATCAGTGACAGGAACACCTGGAGCAGCAGTAGCAATCGGAGTCGCTCCAGGAACAGCATTTTCATTCCCAGATACTCTCATTATTGATTTAAGAAATTCCATTCTGCTTTTGTTTAATTCAACATTAACAGATTTAAAGCTACGAGTGATGTTATCATTAAGCTTATCTGTATCTCTGATGATACCAACAAACGATTTATAGATATCAACGCAAGTGTTTTTAATACGAGCCATTTCTCCTATCAGACCTTTAACGCCGCCCATCATCTCTCGAACGACGTCAGGCGTTATCATATCCGAAGAAACTTTCGTTGACGGATTATCATTAGCTGGACGCTTACCAAAGTAAGCTCCAACACTAGGACGATCGAACTTCTGTCCGCCCTTAACTAGATTTGAAATCGCCATTAAAATAACCTCAGAACTTTACCTAGAGCAACTCCTGCAACCATAGTCATAGGATTAAATCCAGCACATGGTCTTTCTCCAGATGACATTGCTTGTTGCGTGACAGTTCTCGTGTTGTTGAATCTTTGAGTGTTGTTAATTATCATAGGTACTATTCTTCCTGGAGAAGCTGCTTGCTGAACAGCATTTTGATTAGCAGCAGAAGCAATTTGTGCTCCAGACGCTGCGCTCGTAGGAGTGACTCCAGGTGCGGCTGGAGCACCAGCAACAGCTGTTCCGCTCGCGGGAGGACTATAATTACTTCCTCCAGTCAATTGAATATGCGGTGGATCATTAGCACCAAACGGATGAACCAAACCAAACTTAGCTAAAAATGGATCAAGCGCAGTTGTTGGACTTACGTCTAGTGCTTGTCCTCTTCCATGAGAAGAACCTCTACCTGAACCAGGAACAGTATACGATTGACCCTTATAATTAATCGTCATCGTTTTCTCAGGCTTCGCTGGAATATGAATTCCTGGCTCATGTAGGATATTACCACGAACCCATAGCTGTGCTTGATATTCATCGTCACGATAAGCAGAGTTGATTCTAATAGGTCCACCATATGCAGCTGCTGCTTGATAGAATCTCTTCATCAGCTCTGGATCAACTTTGGATACGTCTACTTTGCTAGATTCAAATGAAACATTAGCAGGTTTACTCGAATCTCCTCCTGCAGCGTTAGCATTTACAGATGCTTGTGTCGCGTTAGTTGGTGCTGCACCTGGAGCAGGAAGAGCAGAAGGAAGAACAGCTTGCGGAGAACCAGGTGCACCAGAGGGACCAGAAGCAGTTTGTGTGGGTTGTGGAGACCCTGGAGTTCCTCCTCCTGGACCCTTCGCAACTTTAGGATCTATTCCTTGACCACGAATAACACCAGATATGCTGGTCACATATGACATCCAGTCATTATTATAACCCTGAGCGTATCTAGGAGTTCTCCCATAATTCTGTAGCATCATAACTGCTTCTTCAGCAGATTTAGCTCCTGAGTATTTTGGTGCCCATTTCTTAACACGAAACGCAACTGCTTCGTCAATAGATTCAAAGCTTCTAAAGAATTTACTTCCCCCACCTGGATCCCTTGGGGTAGGAATTCTTATACCTGGATCTTTACCTTCAACTCCAGTTTGACCAAACGGGTTATTCTTACCCGTCATGTGTTTACCCCATCCAGATTCAATAGCCCATTGAGCTGCTACTACTTCTGGAAATGGATCTCCAGCTTTTGCTGCAGAATCCATGATTTGTTTAAATCCAGCTTTACCTCTTGGTTGTTCGCCTGCTTCACCTTCAGATACTTTAGAAGAACCTAACGGAACATTAGAACGTTCAGGTGATCCTATACCTAGATCCACTGGACGAGCAACAGCACCTGGAGCAGAAGGTGTTGAAGCAGAAGGACGTGAAGCTTCTGGAGAACCTGCTTGAGGAGTAGTTGTAGGAGCACCAGGAGCACCTGGGAGAGGAGTAGCACCTGATCTATCTACAGGTACAGATCCGCCTTCACCTGATGCCATAGAAAAGTGCATAGCGTCTTTAGATGTACGCCAATTCCCACCCCAACCTAATCCATACTTAGCAGCTATCGCACCGACATTAGACGGCATATCTGTTTGCAATCTGCCGTCGAATAGATGTGGATTAGAACCAGGATTAATGTCGATCGCAACGCCTAGTGAGTGATAGCTCTTCTTTCCTGTTCCTGCGATATTACGATTAGCATATCCACCGATACTCTTAATCTTATATCCACTGTTTTCTAGCTCGTCAACGAATCCTTTGAAGTTAGCAGCATAAGGAGCAGCAACTTCATACGGTCTACCACCAGGAGTAGTGAGACGCATCATTCCAGATACGTTTGCTGGAGTACCTGGAGGTGAAGGCGTGTTTCCTCCGGCACCACTTTCACGATCTTTCTTTTCAGCTGCAGGAGAATCTTCTGGTGTTTGTCCGCTTGGTCCACCACCTAATCCTACTGAGGAATCTGGTTGTGGAGCTGGAGGCGCAGGAGCAGCTGTAACAGATGGAGCTTTGGTTCTATCAACTGGCGCAACTGGCGCACCAGTTGCTTGAGTAGGTGCTTTAGGTCCCTGTTGCTGAGATGTTCTATCGACCGGTGCGCCAGTTGCTTCTGTTGGTGCTTTAGGCCCTTGTTGTTGAGATGTTCTATCAACTGGTGCGCCAGTTGCTTGAGTAGAAGGACCCATTCCTGCATCAGGACCTTGATTTTTATCACCGAGACCAACACCTGTTGATTTAAGTAAAGCATATCCACCTATTGCAGCTGCTGTTCCAGCGATAGCACCAGCAGCACTAACTTTCGCTAAAGTTGCTACATTATTCTTAGCACGAATAAAACCTATGCGATTAGCACGTTCTTGAATTCGATCAGAATGTGTTTTCTTTTGTGCCGGCGTCATCGCCGAAACACGCTTTTGGTATTTCGAAGCACCAGTTGTTTTTTTAGACGTGGGAGAAGAAGGAACAGATCCACCAGAACGAGTAGGAGAAACTGTTCCTGTTATAACATCCATTACCTTGTTTTGAAAATCTTCGTTCTGCTTGATCAAACCATCAAACAACATTTGCAATTGTGTTCCTAGATTAGAAAGAACGTTCTGATATCCTTTCGTAACCTCTGGAACTTTTTTCAGCACAACATCATGCGCAGCAGCAACATCTTTAGTTGCTCCTACCATTTTTTTGATTTCAGCTCGAAGCTGATTGATTTCTTTTGACGATGCAGTCTTAATAGGTTTAGCTGTTTTTGCTAGATGTTCTTTGATAACATTAGCTGTTTCGTCTTTCTTCAGAAGCATCTTTGCAATGCGTTCTGGAGCAGGTTGTCCTTGATCATCAACAATAGCGCCCGTAGGATCGTAGTAATACTTACTGTTGCTAATTTTACCGGCTACGTTCTTAAGGCCTTTGCGTCTCTTCTTTGGTTGAGTTTCAGCAACAGCTTCGGGAACTTTCTCAGGCATAGGAGGAAACATAACTGCGAATTTAGCAGGCGCGGGTTTACCGTTTTCATCAACAACCGTACCATCACTCGCGTAATAGTATATTGTGTCTTGAATTTTTCCTGCTACAATTCTAGTATCTTTGGCCATCTATCGCCTTTTTTCTTGTTCTTCCTTCACTTGTTCAAGATAATCAAGTAGCATCTTAACATACATATCCCTCTCCCACGGAATCATACCTTCAATGTCACTCAGCGAGTATTTGTGATGCTGAACTAATGAAAAATTCGTTCGGTAGTAATTCGCAAGAGTATTATGAGAGAGGATCATTAAAAAAAATCGGACATTCCTTGCAACGTCACCGTATCCTCTTGTCCGCAGCCTACACAATTATATGTAAATGTATGTTTCAGTTTTGGCATAGTCTCAATGAATCGCATAATCTTAGTGAATTGTGCATTGTTCAAAGACTCAATGAAATCTAACGAGTCTTGTAGATTATCAGGTTCATAAACGCTATCACTGTCATAAACGCTCACGATGCACTTAGCGAGCATCTCGATTTCATCAGCGCCTTCAGATACCATACGAACATCAGTTACAGTTGGATATCTTAATTCAAGCCCAAGATTATCATCTAGCTGGATCGTCTTCGTATGATCGTCTTCTTTGATTACGTTTACTGTTTCAAGATTAACTTCAACAGGAGTAACTGCTTCGCACTTGATACCTTGATAGTTAACTCCACCTGTATGACGATACTCAAGCTTAACAACTTCACCAATCGACTTAGCTCGGATGTTGAGGAAAATATACTCTAAGTCGAAGTACGGTAGTTTCTCAACATCAATAGTTTCATCTGGATTAATAAGGCACGAAGAGATGACATCTTTAACTGCGTCAATCATATCGAGCATATCTTCAGATTGCGCCGCCATAAGCAGCATCTTTTCTTCTTTGACTAAGAACGGACGAAACGAGATACGTTTATCATTCGAAGGTAGTGTCAAACCAAATCTTGGCGCTGATATTTTAGGTAATGCCATTATTCACCTCATTTTAAATTATTACGGATTTGCTTGCTGAGCAGCTTTCTCAGCTGATAATTGTCTATTGTCACCAAACGTCAAGTGTTTCTCTGTTGCAAAACGATACGTCATTTCTACTTGCAATTTACCGTATCCCTCTTCACCCCAACCCAACTGAATGTCTTGTACTGATGATGGATATGCCTCTTGACATGTTATGTTGTAACTCTCAACATATTCTTGCGATGGCGCAACTGTAGAGCTTGATGATTGAATAGGATAAGAATACTGCGTGATAACCATTTCACCAATACCAGTGTCGTAATAGCGACTATCGAACGGGCGTTCTGCTAAACCCGTTCCACCAGAAGTTCTTGATTGTCCAACGAAGTAGTCTTGCCATTGCATAAAGAACTCGCGCTCGCGCATGTCACGCGAGAGGATTACGCTAAACGTGATTGGTTGATGTGTGAAACGATACGGAATACGACGCACGGGACCATGATAGTTTTGATCTAGCGTCGTTAGCGTTCTTCCAGGTAGATTAACAGATTCGATACGAAATGACAATCCATTCGTGAAACCAAACTTACCAGAAAGTCCAGTAGGGGTCGCGCTAATCATAGCCATAAAGAACGAGTTCTGTGCAATACCAGTCTTTGATATTTCCGCATTGAAACTTGTGATATTAAATGGTCCAGCCATATTAGATCCTATCTCGACTATCTCGATAAATGCGTGATTTGTTGGCGCCTACAAATCTATCAAGAGGTAGAAACAAAGCCATTTCCCATTCTGTAGGCTCTATGTAAAAAAACTTGCTGCGTACCTGAGCAGTGAGATATCGCTTGATGCAAGGTTTGAAGAAACGATACTTAGTTGCTTGCTGAAGAATATTATATGAGATGCGAAGTCGAGTAGTCTCGTTCAATTCTGTGGTAGTCGCTGTAGCATACAGCGCATCCATTAATCTTGCTCTGAGCGTAGGTGGTAGATAATGTAGGTTGAGTCCGATAAAGGATCCTCCACTACTAGCAAATCCAGAAGTGCGCCCAGAGCCGATAGGAATAACGAGCGGAAACTTGTCATAATATGGGAGCTTTCCTTTATACTTCGGATCATAGTTAAAAAGATACATACGACCAATCATAGGCTTATCCGTCAATCGCTGAGCGTTGCTACGGATCATGCGTGTAGGATTCGCAGTTACAGATTGCGCTTGTTTGCGAAACCATGCACGAGCGTCTCTCTTAGTAGAAGGCGCGATGCCAGCTTTTGCTGCGCGATTCAGAATACCGTCGAAGATGTATGCAACCATTAAAGTCCGAGTTCCTTTTCCGTCAACACAACGAACTGCCACTTACGATCATCACAATAATCTTTAGCAGCGTGCCACTTAGCACTATTTATTCCAAAAGTTGCGACTTCGCGAAGATACTTCTTCGTTGGTTTAGAACCACTTCCTTTTGGAGTAGGAGGAATCGACTGTGCTCTAGGTTTAATTTCAATCATCTTGACGACTACGTTGCCGTCTTTGTCACGCATGCGTATGATGAAATCTGGGAAATAACGATGCCACTTCCCATCTATGGGTGACTTATATGGAATGAACAACTCTTCAGAAGCCCATTGAATGATGTTGGAGTTAGTGTCAAGATACGCCATGAAACGAAGTTCCCACGATGATCTATAAACGATCTTAGTAGGATCTCCTTTATATTTCTGGGGGTTCTTTGGTTGGAATCGACCTTTGTAAGTAGCCATGCCCACTATGTATGATATAAATAGACACAAGAACGAAAGGAATACCAAATATGGCAGGCGGAGCAGCACTATTAGCAACTCGTAGACTAACAGCCGGAAGCAAAGCATTGATTCTTGGTGGCTCAGCTGCTGCGTTTGGTGGACTTGCGTTAGCTTCTTTGGTAGGAACAAACATAGCGCCTGATCCATTTAAAGGTGCTACGATGAGATTTCCATTAGATCTCGGACAACTAGGGCATTGGATTCAGTTCACAGCACATTCAACTAATGGTGTAGGCGCAAATGTAGGACAGCAAGTTGATAGTGGTTCTATATATCTACCTATGCCTTCTAATCTATCCACGAATTATCATCCAGAATATACTCCAGAATCTCTAGGAACAGCGGCAGGTGGTGTTCTTAAGCCATTTGATAGAGCTATGTACGGAAATACAGATATTCCTAAATCAGCTGAAGCTGGAGCAGGTATGGCAGGCCTTGGAGCAAAAATTATTGGAGCTGCAGCCAAAGCGGCAGATGTTAAGTTAGATACAACAGGCCCAACCGCAGCTGCTGCATTAAAAGTTGCTGCTGGACTTGCTCAAAATCCACACAAGATCGTTTTGTTTACTGGTGTTAATTTCCGCGAGCATCAATTTAGCTGGCGTTTCTCGCCTAGAAATCGTAGAGAATCGGACGCGATCAAAGCCATCATTGATATGTTCACATACTATTCACATCCTGAATATATTGCTGGTGGAATGTTCTTTAAGTATCCTGAGTTTTTTGATATCAAGTTTAAACATCCTGATTATCTTTTTGAATTTCAACCTTCTGTGTGTAAAGATGTTCGCGTGAACTATCATCCACAAGGATATGCTGCTTATAATAGCACAGATAATCCTTCAGATACGCCTGCTCCAGCAGAAGTAGAATTCTCCTTTACTATGATGGAAACAGAAATCATCACGAAGAATAGTCTTAATCCTAAACCTATGGGATCTGATGCAGGGCCTGCGACGTTCCAAAGAAACATTAAAATTAATGTTCCGGATCAAGCAGCTGTAGCAGTTAGACCTACACAACCACCTGACACAGGAAGATAATCATGGCATTATTTTTCAGACCTTATCCTACTGTTTCGTATCGTACTCCTGGTAGAAATGAAGTTGTTAATGTCACTGACATAACACGCAGATTTTCTATTGCGAATTTTCTTTTCAACGCAAACGTGACTTTCGACGAATACTATGTTCAAGACGGAGAGCGTCCTGATACTGTTGCGTATGATTATTACGGCGACGAAACTATGGATTGGCTTATTCTTCTTACGAATGAAATTCAAGATCCGTATTTTGATTGGGTTTTAGGATATACAGAATTCCAAAATTATATCAAGCAGAAATATGGCAGCGTTTCCGAAGCGATGAAAACGACTCATCATTATGAGAAGATAATTCAAGCCGCACAAGAAGTTCAAACTACTACAGGAAGACAATTACTCCCTGAAAAAACTCTTGTGATTGATTACACGACTTGGGCGTCTCTTACATATCCTGAAAGAAAAACGATTTCTGTATATGACTACGAAATGAATCTTAACGAAAATCGTCGACATATATATCTTCTAGATTTGAATTATCTAGCACTCATTAAAGATCAACATCCATATATTTTCAACGAAGGTGAATACGTTCGATGAGTGATACCGGTGGCGGTAATATCTCAAAATTAACAGTAGGTGGAACTGATATCAAAGGTATCTTCTACATGCTAGAATATTTTGAGAGTATCAATTCTCCTACGATTTCTGCGAATATTACCCTCAACGACGCGAGTGGTACGGAGATGAAGGTTGGCGACGACGTAGAAATCTCATTTGGCGATCGTGCTAATGGGAGTGGCATCAATGTTAAAATGAAATCTCTTATTGTTGGCGATCGCGTTCGCGTGAAGGAAAACCAAGATATGTTCCTCATGACTTGTGCTTCTTCAGAGTTCGCAGACAACAATAAAAAAGCAGTCAGCAAAGCATACAAAGATAAAAAAATCTCTGATATGGTAAAAGACTGGCACGAAGAATATATTAAAGAATCTACGACTTTAAAAAAGAGCCTTGTTGACAACGAAGAAACTGAAGGAAATGCTGCATATCACGGAACAGGCAAAGGTCCGATATCAGCTATTCGTTGGGGAGCTAAAGAAGCGAAATCTGCGAAAGCTAAAGCATCGAACTATGTTTACTATCAGGATCGCGAAGGATATTATTTCAAGACGCTAGATGCTATGTTAGCCGCCGGCGGTTCTCCTGTCGAACTCAGTTATTCTTCACAGAATATTGGTGATGCTGGTGGAACAGATGATTCTAAGAAAATTATAGCGTTCGATCAAAAGAAAGATTTTGATAAGATGGAAGCTTCTTATAACGGAGCAGAATCTGATCACTGGTATTATTACGATCCAACAGTAGGTAAGATCGACTCTCCTCCTAAAGGTAAACGTGATGGAGCAGGCGATACTACTCACACTGGTTCGGATAAGATAACGAAAGATAGCAAATCAGCTATCGGAGAGCGTTTCAATTTCGTTGTTGCTCCAGGTCAAGCCAAGAGCAAATTCAGAGACTCGCGTGATCCAAAGATTTCTGAAAATAAAAGAAACATAGCGGAGCATGCTGCTCAAAGCTCTGCTGCAAATCAGCTAGATAATATGATAATGACTATTCGTGTTCCAGGAAACACAAGCTACAAACCAGGATCTAAAGTGAAACTCAATATTCCTAGTAATAGTGAAGGAAGAGAGTTAGATAAGCGTTCTGGTACGTATCTCGTAACTCAGGTGAGACACGTGATTTATAAAGACGATAAAGATTTGAAATACGAGGTTATTATGGAATGCAAGAGCGATTCAAAAAATAAATCTTCATCATCAGGTAATTCGGGAGTTGCTAAGTAATGGCTGAAGAAGGCACAGTAATGGGACAAGAAGGCCTAAAGTGGTGGGTCGGTGTTGTCGAAGATCGTGGAACAGGTCAATTCTCAGGAGAACCCGATAATCTATGTATCGGAAGAATGAAGGTACGCATTAAAGGTAAGCACACGGATAATAAGAGTGATCTTCCAACGAAAGATCTGCCGTGGTGCTACACATTGATGCCTACAACTTCTGGTGGAATTAGCGGAGTCGGTTCTAGTCCGACTGGAATCGTTGAGCAAAGCAAAGTCGTTGGATTTTTCATGGATGGTGATGGAGGACAAGTGCCTATCGTATTTGGTGTTCTCCCGCACATTCAGCAAAAAGAAGAAGCCGGTTCTAATGCTCCAGGTTCGAGTAACAAATAATGGCTAGAATAACTGTAAGAAAGTTGACAACTGCTAACAACGTGCCTACGATTACGGGGTTCGCAGCATTTACTAGATTTGATGATCTGGGAAATCCGTTCGAAGATCTAGAGATCATTATTAATTACAACGCATATTATCTGTTTGAAGGAAATCTAGGTTTAGAAAATACTGCTTATCCTGGATTATACAAATGGAAATTACATATCGACACTCCAATGTTTCCAGGAACATATGAGGTAGAAGCCAACATCTATGATATCAACACAGATCTGACTGTTGACACAGACACATCAAAAAATGAACTAACGATTCTTCCGCCTGTATATAATCCTAAAGGACCAAGTAAAACAAAATTAAAACAAAAAGCTGCTACTGTTGCTGCGTTGATGGGTGCATTAGAAGGATTGTTTGGTAATGGCGGAGTTGGTGGACCTAGTCCTTCAGTACATCCAACGCAAGATGATCAGTCATCGACTTCTCTCGTCGCGCGAGGAAGCAAAGAACGCAAAGAAGATCCTCGCGTTAAGAGTAAGAAAAAAACTGTAGACGAGATTCCTGTTCCGCCTGAGAAACATCCATTTAAAGCTACAGATCCATCAGGCGGTACTCCACTCACACCAGATAAGATGGAACCCGCCAAAGCACAAGAAGCACAAGATAATCTTGCGTCTGCGAAAGTGGAACAAGGTGCGCCAATATATGATCAGATGGGTAACTATACTGGATACAATGAAACAGTACCCGATACTCCTCCGGAACCAGCAAGCATTTCTTCTGCTGAAATTGAAGCTGCTAGTTCTACACCTGAAATGAGAGCAGCACCAGATGAAACTAAAGCACTGATTGAAAATAATCCCGGCGATTCAGGCGTCGGTAGCGTATTTGGATAAGGATGAATAATGGCTAAGAAAAAAGAACAAGATCCAGGTGGCGATAAGTCTCAGTATCTTGGGAATCATTCATACACGACTGAAGCTGGTCACAAGGTGGAGTTTGATAATACTCCAGGCGACAGACGCATTCACATATATCATGCTTCAGGTACATTCATTGAAATTAAAGACGATGGAGCACGTATCGCCAAGAACCAAGGCGAAACACAAGAATGGTTTAATAAAGGTAAAGTAGAAAAGATTTCTGGAGGTGATTTCAATATTACTGTTGACGGAAATGCTATTATGCATGTCACCGGAAATCTAAAGCACGAAGTCAAAGGCAATTACGAAATCGTCACTCACGGCGAGTTCCGTGTTAAGTCTTCTGGAAAGCATATCATTGAATCTGGTGGAGATCAACGCATACAAGTCAATGGTAAAACGTCTCATCGCACTTCTGGAGATCGTGAAGAAATCACTGGCGGCAAGAAGATAGATACGATTAACAAAGATCTAGATCAGACTGTTGGTGGAGATAACACACAAACTGTTTCAGGAGACAACGCTACACTCACTGGTAAGATGCATCAAATCGTAGCTGTTGGACAGATTGGACTTGGAGCTGGCGGAATTCTAGGATTGACTTCAGCGGAACAAGTTCAGATGTCAGGACAAACAGGAACGTTTATCACTGACGCATATTGTATTCAATGCACATCAACGGGTAGTAAACCCGTATTCATTTGGTCTAAAGGATATAAAGCTGGCGTGTTCTCTTCTACAACAGATATTATCTTAGGCGCTGGTGGTAAAGTATTATCGAAAACAGATGGTGGTACACAGCTAGATACCGCTGGTCTTATTGCTCCCGCCGGTAAAACTCTGCCAAGTTAAAAGGTATAATAATGGATCAACTTACAATAGATACACAGTTATCACAAACATATCCAGGCATCATTCCTGGTACTATTGTCACGATTAATTGTGTTGATTATCAATATACTGGTCTAGATGTTATTATGGATCAGATTGATACATTAACTCGCGACCATCCTGAACTTCTTGATTTAGAAGTCGCTAGAAATATGATGGCAGATCCACTTGGATATAGACCACCAACAAGATTTCAGATGGATCCTTCTATCTCACATGCGCTCACGGGAAACATAGGAGCAGCATTAGCTGGTGGAGCTGTTGCTACTGCGCTGCAAGCTGCTGTAAGTAGTGGGGCACTTAAAGACGTTATGGGTAATACAGTTGGTGGACTTGCTGGTGATATTTTAAGCGGAGCTGGCGCAGGAGCTGCGTTAGGTGGAGCATTAAGTGGTTCTGTTGGTGGCGTATTAAGTGGTGCTCTTGGAGGAGGAATTGGTGGCGCTCTTGGTGGAATCGCTTCTGGTTTTATGCCTCCAGGATTAGATGGACCAGTAGAAGCTGTTAAAGGCGCTATCGGAGGTGTGATGAAAAGTCTTCCGTTCAAGATGAATGGTGCTGCCGATATTGTTAATCAAATTGTTTCTGTCAAATCAACGCTTCAGGGAATGATTACCGGTCCAGCTTCTGCTCTTTTTAAATCAGTCGGAGGAAGTTTTCTTTCTGATATACCTGGAGCCGATGCGCTTGCGAATGTTGTTAGTTTACAGAGTCAAGTAGCAAGTTTAGCTGGTATGGCTAGCAATCCAATAGCATTCGCAGCACAAGCAGCAGGGATTAAGCAGCAATTTCCTATGATCAATGTTAATGCTATCGCAGGAAAGATGGTTGCTGGTGCTATCACTGGCGCTCTTGGTGGCGCAGGATTTAATATAGGTTCTATGGTTCCTAACATGGCGCTCGCTGGTGGATTGTCAAAGTTGCTTCCTATGCCCGGAAAAACACCTACTATGGACGCTATGAATGCAGTTAAAACAGCTAAACCACCTAAGCCAAAGAAACCAATCGAGATGAAGAATCTGTTTGCTGAAGGAGCTGCAGCAGGAGCTATGTCTAGCCTTAAACAACCATTATCTATGTTTATGGGAATGCAAGCTACGATTGCTCCTCAGACGCCATTAGTTGCGAAGTCAGCATCTGCTACTTCATATGGAAATAAACTTGTTGGTAATGCCAACTCTGTGAATTGGAGTAGCGGAGGATATGGTCGTGAAACGAAGATGGCTCAACTTGAGCAGCAACGTATGGATTTGGCTGCTAAAGTCGAGATGCATACTCAAGAACTACTCGCAATGGTTGACTATACAAAACTTACTTCTTGCAGCTATCAGACATTAATGAAAAAATATCCTAGAATCAAACCTACGATGAGTGTACTCGAAGCTTTGTGTATTATCGAAGAGGATGATGAACTAGCAGCTGCTCGCGAACAATTAATTGCGGCTGATGCAGCTGCGAATAAAGTTTATTGTTGATATTATGACCCGTTGAATACAATTCTTATTATAATGGTAAAGTAGACGCTTGTCAAGACTTTTTTCTGAATAAATAAGAAAAAGGGATATCTAAATGCAAAAAAGAGTTCTGCCAACGTCACTAAAAAAGGTAACGAGTAAGGATTTCGATCTTTCATTTCGTAGTCATCCTTCTACGGGTAAATTGCTCGTTAAGAAAGATGATGACGCCGTTAAGCAAGCTCTTAAAAATTTGATACTGACGAATAAGTATGAGCGTCCTTTCCGCCCAGAGTATGGTGGAGATATCCGTAGACGCCTTTTCGATTTGTTTGATAATATTGATAGATCCGACTTTGAATCGCGTCTTAAGACTGTTATCAAAAACTACGAGCCTCGTGCTGTATTAGATTCATTCTCTGTTTCTGTGAAAGAATATCCTGATACAAATTCTCTTTCCGTTACGATTAGTTATCGCAACGCAATTACACTTGCAGACGTTGTAGTAGACGTCAATTTAAATAAGGTCCGCTAATGGCTGCGAAAACAGATATCGTTGTAACGGGCTTAGATTTCGATACGATTCGTGGTAATCTACGCAACTACGTCGCTTCTAAACCAGAGTTCACAGATTACGATCTGGATGACTCGGCTATCGGAACTCTGCTTGATCTTCTAGCATACAACACATACTATAATGCTTTCTATGTCAATATGGCTACTAACGAGTCGTTCATTGACACAGCACAGCAGTACGACAGCGTAGTCTCGCACGCGAAAAAGCTTGGATACACACCAACAAGTGCTCGCGGATCTAGTGCGAACGTGCAGCTCACTTTTACGATGAGTCAATCGAATGGTGTTTTCCGTTCGATTCGTGTCCCTAAGAATACACGTTTCAGTGCCATCGTAAATAACTCTCTTTATAATTTCGTGGCACCACAGACTTATACGATATCAGCAAATTCAAGTGGAGGATTTGCTGATTATATTCGTATTGTTGAAGGTCAACCATTGACACACAGATACGTTTATAATCGCACATCAAACACAGCATTCATCCTTCCAAATGATAACGTAGATACTTCAAGTATCTCTGTGACCGTCACTTCGTCTGGTAACGTTCAGCCATACATTTTGGTTGATGATGTGTTTAGTGTAAATAGCAGCAGTCAAGTTTTCTATACAGAAGCTGATAGACAGCAGCGTTATAAGGTATATTTCGGAGACGGAATTTTTGGTAAACAACCACCAACGAATAGTATCGTCGCTATAGATTATCGTGTGTGTTCTGGTAGTGCTCCGAACGGCGCAAATAGTTTTTCTATTGTCAATCCTACTATCGACGGTCAATCTTCAATTCGCGTGACTTCAATCGGACGTTCATCTGGTGGAGCTGAAATCGAAGGAATTGAATCGGTAAGATTTAATGCTCCTCGAGGATATGAAACACAAAATCGTTCTGTGACTGCGCCAGATTACGAGCGCATTCTTCTTCGCGACAATCCAGACATTCAAGCTATTAGTGTTTGGGGCGGAGAAGAAAACGATCCGCCTATCTACGGTAAAGTATTCGTATGCGCGAAACCTAAATCCGGTATTTTGTTTTCTAAGAATCGCAAAGACGACATCAGAAATTCTATTCGTAAGTATAATGTTCAATCGATTGATACACAAATCGTCGATCCCACATACATGTATATTGTGCCATACGTTGATGTGAGATACAACATGAACGCAACATCATTAACTCCAGGCGAGTTAGCAACTGTTGTTGCAGATAGCATTATGACTTTTGAAGAATCATATCTTTCCACATTCTCAAAGAGTTTTAGATTCTCGCGATTCTTGAGTTATATTGATGGCGGAAACGATTCATTTCAGACAACGACAGCACATATTCGTTTGAAGAAACTCTTCACACCATCAACTCTGATGCTAGGAACATATACTCTTAAATTTAACTGCGCGATTCAAAGGCTTGGTGATAAAAATGGAGCAGGTAGCTCTGTTGCTTATGGTTGTTTGACTTCTTCACCATTCGTATACGGCGGACAAGAATGCTTCTTTGATGATAATGGATACGGAAGAATTCGTGTATACTATAAATCTGCTGCTGCAACATTAGGTAGAGTCTACGTTATTTCAAACGCAGGAACTATTGATTACGATACGGGCGTTGTTACTATTAACAATTTCTTGCCTACATCATTTGAAAACTCTGGTATATCTATTATCGTAGCACCAGTTGAAGTAAACGTTCAGCCAATTCGCAATCAGATTCTATTGATCTCTCAGAGTCATGTTAATATAATTGACGATAAAACTGGTAAAGTATTAGCTTCTGCTTCAAACATTGATACGATGGGACAAACTGCTACCATATTAACACCAACAGCAAAGTTGTATAGCTACTAATGGCAATAGCTGGCTCACAGGAACTATTTAAAAAGATTTCTTCACAGGTCGAAACGCAGTTTCCTGGTTTCGTTCGTGAGGAAGGTCCGCAATTTGTTGCGTTCCTTAAAGCTTATTTTGAATATATGGAGAAACCAGGTAGTCCTGTCTACGAAGCACGTTCTCTGATTGATAATCAAGACATAGACAGAACAGTCGATTCTTTTGTTGAATATTTTCGCAAAGAATTCATGGTCAATATTCCAGGATCTGTTCTTGCCGACAAACGTCTATTAGCTAAACATATTCGCGAGTTTTATCGCGCTCGTGGTTCACAAGAATCGTATAAATTCCTGTTCCGTGCACTCTTTAATAAAGAGCTAGAATTTTACTATCCAGGCGATGATATCCTTCGCGCTTCTGACGGACGATGGACTAAAGAAGTTCGTCTTCGTGTCGGTGATCCTGTTAGCGAAAATCCTCGTTTATTTGAAGGCAGAAGAATTCGAGGCGTAGTATCTGGTGCTACTGCATACGTGCAGGATATTCTTTGTAAAGATGCTTCTGGCCTAACAGTTTATGATATGTCATTAGAGCAGATCGTTGGAAACTTTTCTGACGGTGAGCGTGTTGTTGACATTGACAATACAAATAATTTCGTAACGGTTAATGCTCAAACAGGATCGCTTATTGAAGTCGGTGTTATCGACGGCGGAGCTTATCACACACAAGGCGAACAAGTTAGCATCGATGGTGCTGGTTCAACTCAAGCAGCTATCGGAAGAATCACAGAAGTTTCAAACAAAAGTGCAGTAACAGCTAAAGTTGCTAAGGGCGGTAACGGATACACAAAAGAAAATACACGTTTAATTATTTCAGGAGGAAATGGTACCGGATTTGAAGCCACTATCGCTTCGTTTAGTTCCGAGCCTATTTCTGGTCTTAATATCAACACAGATCTAATTGGTTCTGTTAGAAACGTGCGTCTCAATTCTCAATTTTTTGCTAGACCTGTTTCTGGTGGTGTTGCGAATACAGCTACTGTTTATAGAAAACTATCAGGCACAGTAAAATTATCTTCTGTATCAAATACCGTTATTGGTGTAGGAACAAGTTTTGTTAATCAATTAGCAGTTGGAAATCTGGTCCGTGTGTTCGGATCAGCCAACACGATGCGTGTTCATTCTATTGTTAACGCAACAGCTTTCATTTCTGCGTTCACTCCAACAGTTACCATAGCTGGTTCTGGTGCTAACGCATATATTGGAATGGCTGGCGCTAACATTTCAACACGACTTGTTTCTGCATTGAACTATAGCAGCACCGATATTTACAGCATCAATGCTATCGCTATTTCAAATCCTGGATATGGATATACGACTCTACCTACAATTCGTATTGTTGATGATAGCATTTCCAAACTTAATCTTGCCGACACGTATGGCAATATTCTTGGAAACAACTGCGTAATTACGACAAACAATGCACCAGGTGCGATCGTAAAGATTGCAATAGTAAGTCCGGGCGCAGATTTCAATAAGACTGGTCGTGCTACGATTATCAATACGACTCAGGGTAACACGCTAATAGCAGATTCCTATACCGGATCTCGCGTGAGCGGAGCCGCGAATACGAAATATACGATTCGTAAGAAGACGTTTAATTCATACTCTTCAGTTAAACCTTCTGGATTCGTTTCGTTCCCAGGCCGTTATCTTGACACGAAGGGATTCTTGAGCTGGAACAATCGACTCCAGGACAACTATTACTATCAAGAATTCTCATACGTTCTTCGCTTAACTGAAACGGTGGAAAAATATAAAGACATCGTCAAAGCGTTGCTGCATCCAGCAGGAACAAAGATGTTTGGCGACTACATCATTAATTCAAAAGTTCAAATAGCTGCTACTGAAATTGATAGCGCAGCTGTTGTTGCTCGTCGTAGTATCACAGAACGAATTGTTGCTGCTTCTACTCAATCTGCTACGGCAGTATTTACAAATGGTATGGGCGTAACAGAAGCTATTACAGCGATTGCTACGCATGCTGCTACATTCACGGCTAACACTCGTATCATTGAAACTGCAACAGCGACTGCTGCTCATACAGCTAC